GGGTAATAGGAGATGTTCGGCGTCGATATTCGGAATGGGATACCCGATCTATGAGAAATCCTACAGGTAGAAACCTATACGCGGCATTCTACAATGGTTGGTTAGAGGGGCGTCTTGATATGCTCGGGCAAATAGAGGAAGAGATTGCGGAGAACGGTAAAGAGGTGAGGTAATGACAACGCTCTCCACTAATTGGTTTGGCCTCGAACCTGTTTCGATTGATGCAGAACCTACAAAAGTATGTAGTCGTTGCGGGATCAGGAAGCCAGTATCCGAATATCATCACAACCGATGGAGAAAGCACGGATATATGGATGAATGTAAATCCTGCGTTAGTAGTAGGGCACAGAATTACTATAACTCAAACGGGAACATGAAATCACGACTACGTATAATGAAACGACGTGACCCGGATATGACACTGACTGAAGAAGAGATCAACGGAATGTGGCAGGAACAAGAGGGTAAGTGCTATTATTCTGGTCTTGATATGACCCTGGACCCCGGGCACAAGGAAACGTGGTCCGTTGATAGGGTTGATCCCTCTAAAGGATACAATCTCGAAAACTGTGTCTTGTGTTGTAGTGCCGTGAATATGATGAAACAGGACTTTGAGTTACCAGAGTTTCGTCGGTACATTGCCGCGATATATGAGCGTAATTCTGCGAAGGAGGGAGAAAATGATTTCAATGGCTGCAAGATTTGAGATTGACACAACCAATCCAAAAATAGCATACACTCTCCTTAATTCTATACTAAAACAAAAGACTGAAGATCCACGTATAAAATATAAAGGAATAATCCCACAACTCACAACGATTGCGCAGAATGAAACAACTACGCAAAAGGATTAGGTAGACTCTTCATCCATCATTTCTTCTTCATCCTCCCAATAATCAGCGAATACTGGCATCTCATCGTAATCGGCTTCCTGTTCCCGAGGATCGGGGTCAACCAGCCCTATAAGCCCTGTAGACCCACCACCATACATCCCATATGCCATTAATGCGATTGCTATTACTTGGTCGTCTTTGAACCCACTGGCTGCCTCATATCGCACATTTCCCGATTGAGGCATGATTGTGTAGGTATACGCGCCGAACTCAACCTTCATCTCATTATCGTCTATAAGGTGAACAATCTGGTTCTCTATCATGAGTTGCAGATTCTCGATAATCATTGGTTTTGTGCTGACGTTGAGATTGACGCCGTGAATATTGAGTCCTTCTTTCGCTAGATCCTCGTATATTGGGTCTCCGTACCCCGTAGAATCAAGTAGAATTGACCCTCTATTATACTTCATATAGATAGCACGTATCCTATCTTTGATGTAATCCCAGTCGGTTTTATTGAATCTTTCCTTATATACCTGTCTTCTTTCGCTTAATTTACCCACCGATATCACGGTGAAGTCTTCATGTCGGCCTAAATCGACTCCAACCACGTAAAATTCACCCGGAATCGGCTCTTCTGGCACGGAATCGAGAACTTTATCGAGTCCTTTGAACACCATTCCCCCGGAATCACAAAATTCAGCTAATATTTCCTGCCGATACTTGATTTCTGGCATACTTCGAGCCATTTCGTCGATTTCCGACTTCTTTAAGATAGGATTCGCGTAACTGGGGTAGTGAAAACTCGCATATTCCGTCTGATTTTCATCTAATCCGCGTAGAAATATCTCGTAAAACCAGTTTTTACCGAATGGAGTGCTGATTAGGAGCGCCCAACCGTTCTTATCTGACAGTGCGGGCCTGATAGCTTCGTTCCAGACCTCGGGTTTCACGAAGGCTGCTTCATCAATGACGACACCATCTAACCCTTCCCCCCTTAATCCAGCAGGGTTATCACCGGATTTCGCGAAGATCATGCTGCCGTTCTTCAGTTCGATGTAAAGTTCACCTTCCATTATCCGCTTAACCGACTCTTTCGGGAGATATTTCTTCAGCATACGCCAGATAATCTTCGTCTGGGGGTAAGTAGGAGAGACGAGGAAGAACGTCTGGTCTGGTCTTGCGAGAGCTGATATAATGATAATGTATGCCGCAGCGCGACTCTTCCCCCACCGGCGACCGCAACAGAGTACTTTGAACCGTGCAGGATGTTCTAATACCTCTCTCTGTTTCGGGAGAAGGGCAATATCGAGGTTTACCAATTCATAACCTCTATCTGGATGAGATGTTGGTTCTCACGCCTCTTCGCTACGGTTCTCCCCTCTCTCGGCCAGCACCATGGACAGGAGTATTTAGGACACCTATGTTTCCATCTCTTCCCTCTAACGGTTCGCGTCATGTCTGGACCCTCACCAGTTCTTCTTTCGGAACGAATACTGCTCGTTTCCGTAACACCGACGATTCCGCAGGGTCGGTCATGAACTTATCAATGAACGTCGCGGGACTATGCACCAGACTCTCGGGATCTTCCATTAAGACGACCCCTTCTTCGGCCCAGGCTTTCTTTTGAGGCTCAAATTGGTCCTGATCGACGCCGAAATCCTTGATGTTGATTGAGATAGGCTCATCCAGACCCATTGAGGAGTTGACATCCAGTTTGAACGCACGGATGACTTTGAGCATATTATCGAGATACATCTGCATCTCACGAGCGTCTTCCTTGAGAGAGAGCACCTGACCCATCCTAAATAATACCCTTAACGCCTCGTCTTTCAACACTTCCTGGTCGAACACAAAAAACGTCAGGAATCGGTTCAGATCGTCGTCGTTCAGTCCCCGGACCCGACACTCCCGTTCTTTCTTCCTATTGAAATCGGAGACGGCCAGAGGACATTTATGATAATATTTACAATCGGTCGTACAGATATGGTTCTCCTCTAGTATCTCGCGTTTAAATTCATGCCACCGTAACACCTTCTTCTGGTGGACGGTTAAAGATTCTGCCATTATAGAGTAGGTTTACTATCTTGTCGATTAAATAATTAAGTGAAAATCGCTATCTTTATAGTATAGTATGACGTAGTATTAGGTATGCCAACCGGATATACTGATCTTATAGGAAAGGGCCAGTCTTTCCCGGAGTTCGTTATGAGTTGTGCCAGAGCGTTCGGTGCTTTAGTAACCATGAGAGATGAACCTAGTGATGCTGTTATCCCAGATGAGTTTGTACCTACCGACTATCATGTAAAGAACATTAAACGACTGAAGTCTAAACTTGCTAGTATTGAGAAGCTTACCCCGGAGGAAGTTAGGGAAGCCGCACGTCTGGAGTTTGTTGATAAGTTTCACCAGAGAGATGCGTGGAGAACAGAGAGGAGGATACTGCGTGACAAGTATGAGGAGATGTTGAATAAGGTTAATGCTTGGAATCCTCCGTCAAACGACCACTATGGTTTAAAGAGGTTTATGATCCAGCAGATTGAGGAGTCAATACGACACGATTGTTGGGAGTATGATGATGAACTGGGTGAAGATCCGCCGGAGGTTTGGCGGTCGAAGAAGAAAGAGGCAATTCGTAAATCTATCGCGTACCATGAGAAGGAGGATAGAGAGGAAAGGGAACGTGTTGCTGACCGTAACCGTTGGGTGAGAGAACTACGATGGAGTCTGGTGGAGTAGATGAATCACGTTGATGGGTTATGTACTATGATGACCCTGTTCTGTATCGTTGTTGGAGTTGCGTTACTCTATTGGGGTTGAGGGAAATGGTAGACTGTTTCTGGTGCCAGAGGCACATAAAGAATGATACAACGGTTATGATTGTTGAGGATAATGGGGTCAAGTACCACTTCCATAAGAAGTGTTATGATAAGACCCGGAACGCTAAAGAGGTAAAGGGGTCGAACCAAGACGCATACGCCCTATATTGGTGTTATATGTCTCTGTATTCAGAAGAGTGTGATACGGTAGAAGAAGCCATGGAGTATTTACAGGAGGGTGAGGGTGCCGGGAGTCATTCGAGTGTTGGTGTTGTTGATATGACTAATGAGGTTGCATATGTCCCTATCATACGGGAGAAGGATTTTGAGGATAATAAGAACCAATTGATTAACGATGCGTTTACGGAGGGAATGAATATACGCGACTTTAGATTCGTGCAATATGATACGTTTGGGGAGTGAGGAGGAGAGATGAGACGGTATTGGTTGAACGATGTGACGAAAGAATGGTTCGATGAACCGATCCGCGAGATTATTGGTGAACTGGAACCGGCAAGCATCTCGAAATCGTATCTATCAGATTTACTATTAGAGAGGAGACCGGAACTTGCGGACCAGTTCGATGAGAAGTATTTGAAACAGTGCGTGACGGTTGCTATGTTCAAGCTCGGGTATCGGTATAGGACAAAACGGAATAAGACCTTCTGGAGAGGTGATTTGGTTTGATTACAGTTGTTGAGA